TGTTACTGCAACAACTTTTGTAGGAAATATTGACGCTGTTGATGGAGATTTTGACGGAACTCTTGAAGCAGATGCTATAACTGTTGCGGGTGTAGCTCTTTCTACTGTTATTGCTGGAACTACAGTTACTACAGCTACAAATGCAAATCATATTTCTGTAGCTGATAATGAATCAACTAATGAAAATAACTTAATTCCTTTTATTGAAGATGCTTCTGCAACAGGTAATGTTGGACTTGAATCTGATGGAGACTTTACTTATAACCCGAGCACAGGAACAGTTACGGCAACTAAATTTGTAGGTGAAACAGTTGTTGGCGATAGTTCACCACAGCTAGGCGGTACATTAGATACTAATGGAAATTTAATTACTTTTGGTGATAGTAGTGGTGCTTCAGATGATCGTCTAAAATTTGGTGTTGGTGCGGATTTATCTATATACCATGATGCAACTGACTCATATATAGAAAATAAAACTAACGATCTTTATATACAAACTAGTGGTAGTGGTGATGATATTTTTATAAAATCTAATGATGATATTTTTATACAACCACAAAATGGTGAAGATGGCATAAAAGTTATTGGTGACGGAGCAGTAGAGTTATATCACAATAATGTTAAAAGATTTTCTACAGAAAGCGATGGTATAAAAATTCATGCTGGTGAAAGTGAAGAAGCTATTATTGGTTTATTTGCAGATGAAGGTGATGATGCTGCTGATAAATATAGAATAGTTGCTCAAGATAGCGGTGACTTAGTTCTTCAAAGGAATAATGGCTCTAGTTTTAGTAGTGAATTAAGACTAGGAAGTGCTGGTGGAATACAAGCAAACTTTCAAGGCAGTGCAAAATTAAATACTGTTTCGGGAGGCGTGAGTCTTACAGGAGGAGCAGCAGCCAACGTCACAGCACTTTCAGATGGTTCAACAATAACAATAGATATGGCAACAGCTTGTCATCATTCTGTGACTCTTGGAGGTAATAGAACTTTTGCAGCACCTAGTAATCAGGCAATCGGTCAAT